GCTATATGGAACCAAAAGTGATTACTGTTGTTGAATTGCGGCGCGTATTTGACCAATACGCAGCAGCAGCAGATGTGTTGGATGCAAAGGCGCTTGGTATTCTGCTCGTGGCCAGCGTTATCGTGCACGGTGTGGCGGGCCAGGCGCCACTTTTGCTTGTGTATTTCGCGCTCGTGGCATTTTGCCTTAATGTCATTCGACCGCGGAAATACAAAAATGCTATCGCTACAAATTGGAATGACCTCGATAACAATTTCTGGCAGAGAGAGGAGGCTGCTTATGATGTGCTGATTAGTACGTATCTGGCATCAATTGACTTCAACAAAAGCATCAATAATGAGAAAGCGAGATGTCTGAGAGTGGCTATGGTGTTGTTTATCGTGTTTATCGCAGGCGTAGTTGTCTCGCTTATTTTGTAACGCCCAACACTGCGTCCAGCGGACGGGCTAACGCCCGCCGCTGACGCTAACCGTTGAGCCGACCGCTGGAGAGGTGAAATGGAAAAAGAGAAATGGTTTCACGGCCCGTGGGATAATGAACCAAATCATGAGGAATTTGAACATGCGGGCCTGCGTTGCGTTTTACACCGCCACGACATTTTTGGATACTGGTGTGGATATGTGGGGGTCCCCATGACGCATCGCTTGGCTGGCAAGGATTGTTCCGACGACGCAGTGAGAAGCATAGTTGTGCATGGTGGGGTAACATGGTCTGCAAATAGGGTCCCAATGAATGAACCTGATGGCCTATGGTGGTTCGGTTTTAACTGCGGTCATGTTGGTGATTTTGTTCCTGCTTGCCCTCAGTACCGAGGTCTATACTGCAATATTGACTTTGTACGCGAGGAAACCAAAGTGCTTGCAGAGCAATTGAGCCACCCAACGCGTGCAGTGGACTGGTTGTGCCATCTACTGACGCCAATCGTTAGATGGCCGTTCCACATATGCACAAAGGGGGGAAGAGCGCGAGATGAGTAACGGCTGGCGGGTGTTGCGGGTTTCAAAGTGGCGGCGGCTGAAGATGTGGCCGGTGATGCTGAGGTGGGGCCTGCCGTGGGGGGTGTGGCATCCTGCGCGTGTGGCGCCGGGGTGCGCGTTGAGGGTGTGGTGTGCGGCCATGTCGCGGGATACGCTGCCAGTGGTCGAGGCTTATACCTGGCTCGACAAGCGTGGTAGGAGCCTAATGGGGCAGCCTTATGTGACCATCAAGATTCACAAGTTCAATGGCAGATATTTATTTAGTATCGAGGCATCATGTGGAGATAAAGGCATCGGTTTTGGTGGGTTTATATGGCCGCAAACTGTGGCTTATTCGTTGCCGCAAGGTGCGCTGGTGGGCGCGGCGGTGTTTTTAGAGGAGCAGTTCGGCGCGCAGGCGTGCGTGGCCTGGGTATGGCGGCTGGCCAGGCAGCCGAGATTATTGTGACCCAAGGAGGTGATCGTGGCAAAGCAAAAACAGCAGGGAGACAAGAAACAAAAGGCGCGGCCGGAGGACGTGCTGCGGCGGTTCTTTCCCATGCAGATGGGGGGGTTGGGCGCGCTGAAGTTGTTCGACATCATGGAGTTCAGCACGGCGACGGAGGAGCGGTTCGTGCGGCTGCTGGGTGCGATGCTGGTTCTGTTGACGCTTTTTGCCAAGGAGGAGGGGATGAGCGTGCAGCAGGCGGTGAGCGAGACGGCGTACCGCCTGGGCGTAAGCACCGCAACGATAAAGCGCTATCTACAAAAATACGCGGTTTCCATTGGCCCGTTCAAAGTGGAGAAGCGGCGAGTGTATTTGCGGCAATGGGCGTGGGATGCGTTGGGTGTGGCGGTGAGCCGGGCGCGCCGCACGGAGGACGGGCTGGAAGCGGCGCAGTTGGTCTTTCGGGCGATGGGGCGCGTGGTGGGTTTCGAGGATGGAGAGGGGGGCGAGAGCGATATGATTTCCGATACCCTCAATTAGAGAGTGTGTGTGTTGTGTGTATGTGGTAGTGTGGGTGTGGGTGTAGAGCGTGTGTGTGCGCGCGTGGGTGTGGGTGTGTTTGTGTGTGTTTTTTCCGGGGAGGGGTAGGGATGAAGACGGAGAAACTGTACTGTCCGGGGTGCGGGAGAGAGATTGGGAGGGTGGTGTGGGTGGAGGATGTGAGGGAGTGGCGGATAGTATTAGGGTGTGTGAGGTTGTATCATGCCGATGGGGTGTGCGAGTGTGGGTTCCATTGGCATTGGACGGCGGGGCGGAGGCAGGGGAAACGTGGTATAATGAGAAGGAAGGACGACAACCGCAAACTGCGGAAGATGGCGAATTGTCGGAGTTTGCCGCCCGACTGTGCTCAATGTTGAGCGCGGTCGGGCGGTTGTGTTTTAAGCATTCACACAGTCATAAGAGAGGTGAGTCATGGGCAATATGTTGGTCAACGGCATCAATTTCCTGGTGCTGGTCTTCGGGTTGGTGGAGTTCGCGAAGAAACTCAACGTGAGCGGACGGGCGCTGACGTTGCTCAGTATGGCCTTGGGGACCGCCGCGGGCGTGGCGTATCAGTTGGCGCAGATGTACCCGGATTTCGCGCGCTGGTTTGGCGTAGCGGTGTTTGGCCTGGCCGTGGGGTTGGCAGCGAGCGGCATCTATGATTTTGCCGATGCGCGCTTCCCGAAGTACACCAAGCCGCAGGGGTAGCAAGCGAATTGCGAATCAGGAATGAGGAGCGAGGTATGGCAGATAAGGTGCGGGTGACGGCTGCCAGGGGCCTGAACGTGCGCGAGGGGCCGGGGACGCAGCACAAACGTGTTGGTGCGCTGCCGCATGGTCAGGTGGTGGAGGTTATAGAGCGCCGCGGCGTATGGGGAGAGATTCGCTCACCCGTGGCGGGGTGGATCCATTTGGGCTACACCGAGGCGGTGGACGATGAGCCCGGTGAGTGGGTCAATGCCCACGCGGTGGATTTAAGTTTGTGGAATCGGGTTACCGGCCTTTTCTGGGCGACGGCGCGCCCGTGGGTGTTGATTCTGAAGGCGACGCAAGGCGTTCACATTCTCGACCCGCGCTTCGGCGAACGCTGGGCGCGGGCGAGGTTTTTGGATTGGCGTCGCTGGGCTTATCACTTCTACGACCCGCGCTTCGATGGGCTGGTGCAGGCGGCGGTGTTCGTGCGCGTGACAGGCGTGCAGCGCGGCGAGCGGGCGATGCTGGATTTGGAGTGGTATCCGCCGGAGGGGAAACAGGCATGGGCGGCAAATCAGGTACAGGTGTGGATCGACGCTGTGGAGGAAACCAGCGGGAAAGCGCCTGTCATCTACACGCGCAAGGACGTGTGGGAAGCCTATTTCGGGGCACAAGGTGATGCCGAGATTGCGGCGCGTTGTCCGCTGATGGTGGCCGACTACCGCGGCGCAGATGAGCCGTTGATGGTGCCGGGTTGGGAGCGCGTGGCGTTGTGGCAGTACACGAGCCGGGGGCGCTGGCCGGGCGTGTCGGGGCGGGTAGATTTGAGCCGTGTGGCGCGCTGGTTCGACGAGCAAGAGGGGTGAGTGATGCAGGATTTATGGGTTTCGTTGGCGGTACAGGTCCCCCTCGTGGCGGCGTTTATGTGGTTTGCCTTGGAGATGCTCAAGCGTTTCGATGCAGCGTTGGCGCGCCGAGATGAGGCGCTGGCAAATGTAGCGGAGCGCCTGGGGCAGTTGCACCTGGCGATGCAGGTGCATGATGAGAAGTTAGAGCGCGTAGAGCAGAAGGTGGGCCAGGTGCTGGCACGGCAGGGACGAGGAGCGGACTGATGCCGAGGAAGCCGCGCCGTCCATGTGCATTTCCGGGTTGCCCGCGGTACGCGGAGGTAGGGGCGTATTGCCGGGCGCACGCGCGCTGGCATGAGCGGGCGCGGGGAAGTGCAGCACGGCGCGGCTACGATGCGCGTTGGCGGAAGGTGCGGGAGATGGTGCTGCGAGAGCAGCCGCTTTGCGCAGACCCGTTTGGTATCCATGCCGCCCGCGGTGAGGTGGTGCTGGCTACCGAGGTAGATCACATCGTGCCGTTGGCCCAAGGCGGCACAAACGAGCGTAGCAATCTGCAACCTCTGTGCAAATCATGCCACGCGCGCAAGACCGCGCTGGAAGATGGTGGCTTCGGGCGTTCCCAGGGGGGAGGGGGGGCTAAATCTCTGGGAAACAAGAGTGCGAGACCGTTTCGCAGTCATGCGCACGCGCCCGCGAAATTGGCGGAATTTCCACAGGAGGGGGAGCGATGAGGGGCAGACCGCCGAAACCCACCGCGCTGAAGCAGTTGGAGGGCAACCCAGGCAAGCGCGCCTTGCCGGAGGAGCCTACGGCCCAGGCGTTGAGCAGGCCGCCGCGGGTGCCGAGCGGACTGGACGGCGATGCAGCGCGGTTTTGGCGCAAAGCAGCGCGGGCGCTGGTGGACATGGGGCTGCTGACGGCAGCAGATGTGCCCGCGTTCGAGATTATGGCGAAGCATTGGGCGCTGGCCAGCAAAGCCTGGCGGCAGATAGAGCAGGAAGGCATGATCGCTGAGGACGAGCGCGGGCTGCCGCGCAAGCACCCGCTGCTGCAGGTATGGCGGGACAACAGCAAAGCCTTTCGGGAGTACGCAGCCCGGTTCGGGCTGACGCCAGCAGACAGGGCGCGGGTGCATGTGCAGCCAGGGCACGGCGAGAAATCGCTCGCGGAGATGCTTTTTGCGGCGGTGGCGCAGGCAGCAGATGCGGTGGAGCACGAAACGCAGAGCGTTACCGTGATGCGGGATGACGGCGAGGGTGAGGATGGCTGAGTATTGGTTCGACGAGCGGGCCGCGGCGGTGGCCGTGGCATTCTTCGAGCGCCTGCTGGTCCATGTCAAGGGCGAATGGGCCGGTCAGCCATTCTTGCTGCTGCCGTGGCAAAAGAAGATCGTGCGCGATATTTTCGGCTGGAAGCGGGCCGACGGCACGCGGCGCTATCGGACGGTGTACATCGAGGTGCCGAGAAAGAATGGGAAAGCGTTGGCTGTAGACACGCCCATTCCTACCCCGGAAGGATGGAAGTTGCACGGAGAGTTGAGGTCAGGCAACGAAGTCTTTGGCCCAGATGGAGTCCCTAAGAAGGTGCTTGCCGTGACGCCACCCTACGAGGGGCCTTGTTTTCGAGTTGAGTTTTCCGATGGTTCGTGGGTGATTGCACACGCGAAGCACGAATGGGTGACGGAACGCACCTGGTACACGAAGCGGAAGAAAGGTTCGCGTGGGCCTTTGCCACCGGTGACGACGGAGGAGTTGAGGGAAACGCTGCGGGCGGGGGCACGAGGCGACCTCGTGCATCGAATACCGTTGCATGCACCATTGCAGTTGCCGGAAAGGGATCTGCCCATTCCGCCGTATACTCTGGGCATGTGGCTGGCCGATGGACATTCACGGGCTGCAGTAGTCACACTCAACGCGCAAGACGCGGCCGAGATGATCGAGCGGATTCGTCTGGAGGGGATACCGGTCAAAGCGGCGGCAAAAAAGGGAGCGCAGGCTGTGGTTGTCAGGTTGACCGACGGCGATCGGCGGCAGGCCAGCAGGGCGCGCTCTGTCCAAGCGCGGCTGCGAGCGTTGGGGCTAATCGGGGCCAAGCGAATTCCGGATATGTACCTACGGGCGTCGTATGAGCAACGGATGGCGCTGTTGCAAGGGCTGATGGATGCAGATGGGTATATCTCAAAGCAAGGTCAATGCGAGTTGGTTTTGACCAACCAGGGCCTTTTTGAGGACGCGGTGGAGTTGATCCGCTCTTTGGGGTACAAGGTCACGGTCAAGGTGGACAGGGCTCGGCTAAACGGTGAAGACAAAGGCCCCCGGTATCGAGCGCAGTTCTGGGCGTTTGCGGACCGGCCACCGGTTTCAGTAAGGCGTAAGCAAATGCGCCTCAAGCCAGCGCCGGAGCGTCCTACCCGGTCAATGGGGAGGATGGTGCGGGCGGTAGAGCCGGTAGGGAACTGCACGGTGAATTGCATCCAGGTGGAAGGGGAACTCTATCTGGCCGGTGAGGGGATGGTGACCACGCATAACAGCAACCTGGCCGCGGGGCTGGCGCTGTACATGCTGTTCATGGACGATGAGCCGGGGGCGGAGATTTACAGCGCGGCTTCGGATACAGACCAGGCGGCCATCGTCTTTGACCTGGCAAAGCAGATGGTGGAAGCCAGCCCGCCGCTGGCGGCGCGTAGTGAGCCTTATAAGCGCTCCATCGTGGTGCCAGCGACGAACAGCGTTTACCGGGTGATTTCGGCGGATGCGTACACCAAGCACGGGTTCAACGCTCACGGGGTGGTGTTCGACGAGTTGCACGCCCAGCCCAACCGTGAGTTGTGGGATGTACTGACCACGGCAACGGGGGCGAGGCGGCAGCCTCTGGTGATTGCGATTACCACGGCGGGGTATGACCGCGAGAGCATTTGTTGGGAGCAGCATGAGTATGCCCGCAAGGTGGCCGAGGGAATCATCGAAGACGACACCTTCTACCCGGCGATTTGGGCGGCGGACGAGGATGACGACTGGCTGGACGAGGAGGTTTGGAAGAAGGCCAACCCCAGCCTGGGGCACACGCTGAAGTGGGAGTATCTGCGCGGGGAGGCGCGGCGGGCGCAGCAGAGCCCGGCGTATCAGAACACCTTCCGGAGGCTGCACCTGAACCAGTGGACGCAGCAGGAGACGCGGTGGCTGCCGATGGAGGCGTGGAACCGCTGCGCCCATCCGGTGGACGAGGAAGCCCTGGCGGGGCGCGTGGGTTATGGCGGGCTGGATCTGGCGAGCAGCGTGGACATCGCGGCGTTCGAAATCGTCTTCCCGCCGGAGGAGGAGGGCGGTTTGTGGCGGGTGGTGTCGCGGTTTTGGATTCCGGAGGAGAACATTGTGGAGCGGGCGCGGCGGGACAGGGTGCCGTATGACGCCTGGGTGCGGGATGGCTACATTACGGCGACGCCGGGGAACGTGATCGACTACGCCTTCATCATGGCGGAAATCGAGCGCCTGGGCGAGATGTATGACATTCGGGAAATCGCTTTCGACCGGTGGGGCGCGATCCAGATCAGCACGGCGCTGGAAGAGCGCGGCTTTACGATGGTGCAGTTTGGGCAGGGCTTCCGCAGCATGAGCCCGCCGACGAAAGAATTGCTGCGGATGGTGCTGAACGGGAAGATTGCCCACGGCGGGCACCCGGTGCTGCGGTGGATGGCCGACAACATGGTGGTGGATACCGACCCGGCGGGTAATGTGAAGCCGAACAAGCGGAAGAGCCGCGAGAAAATCGACGGGATGGTGGCGCTCATCATGGCGCTGGACAGGGCGACGCGCCACGCCGCTGAAGGCGGGTCGGTTTACGAAACGCGAGGGATACGGACGCTATGAAACGGTTGCATGTGGATGTCTATGACGTGATGGGGTTTGTGGGCTGGGCGATGACCAGCGCGGGCGTGGGCCTGCGGTGGGGCCTGGATTTGGGGCTGCTGGCAGCCGGTGGGATGCTGCTGGTGGTGAGTCTGTTGGGCGCGATGCGGAGCCGTTGAGATGGGCATTTTGCAGCGGGCATTGGCGTTACCTGAACGGCGCGGGGTGTATACCCTGCCGACGAAGCAGTGGTGGACGGCGTTGCGGGCGAGCGGGCAGCCGGTGACGCCTGAAAACGCGCTGCATATCATCGCGGTGTACAGCGCGATCCGCCTGCTGGCGGAGAGCGTGGGGAGTTTGCCGCTGATTGTTTACGAGAGGCTGCCGAATGGCGGGAAGCGGCGGGCGGTGGAGCACCCGCTGTATCGGCTGCTGCACGATGCGCCCAACGATGAGATGACCGCGGTGGTGTTTCGGGAGACGCTGCAAGCGCACTTAGGGGCGTGGGGCAATGCGTTTGCCCAGATTGTGCGCGACCGCGGCGGGCGCGTGATGGCGTTGTGGCCGCTGCGGCCTGACAGGATGACGGTGACGCGCAACGCCGCGGGGCAGTTGGAATATCACTACGAGGGGGTGCGGGAGCCGTTCGCTGCCGATGAGATTCTGCACATTCCGGCGCTGAGTTTCGACGGGTTGGTGGGGTATTCGCCCATCAGCCTGGCGCGGCAGGGGCTTTGGCTTTTGCAGGCGGCGGAAGCCTATGGGGCGCGGTTCTTCGAGAACGACGCGCGCCCCGGTGTGGTGTTGAAGCACCCCGGAAAGTTGAGCGAAGATGCGTACAAGCACCTGAAGAGCAGTTGGGAGGAAGCCCACAGCGGGGTAGACAAAGCCCACAAACCGGCAATCCTGGAAGAGGGGATGGACATCAGCACGGTGGGCATTCCGCCGCAGGATGCGCAGTTTTTGGAAACGCGCAAATTCCAGATTGCGGAGATTGCACGCCTGTACCGCATTCCGCCGCACATGTTGGGAGACCTGGACCGGGCGACATTCAGCAATATCGAGCAGCAGGGGATTGAGTTCGTGGTTTACACCCTGCGCCCGTGGCTGGTGCGGTGGGAGCAGGCGATTTGGCTGCGGCTGCTGACGCCCGCGGAGCGGAAGCGGTATTTCGTGGAGCATCTGGTAGACGGGCTGCTGCGAGGCGACGTCAAGAGCCGTTACGAGGCGTATGCCATCGGGCGGAACGGCGGCTGGTTGAGCGCGAACGACATCCGGGAATTAGAGAACATGAACCCCATCGAGGGCGGGGATGCGTATTGGACGCCGCTGAACATGATGCCGAAGGAGGGGCAGCGGGCAAGCACAGAGCAGCGCGGGGCAAACGCGGAGCGGCGCGAGCGAGAAGCGCGGGTGGCGGCGCGGCGGAAACTGATCGAGATGCACGACGAGGCGCTGCGGGATGCGTTCGAGCGGGTGGTGCGGCGCGAGGCCAACGATGTGGCCAACGCGGCGCGGAAATATCTCGGCAAGGGCGACGTGCTGGGTTTTCTGACGTGGTTGGATGCGTTCATGGAGCAGCACGCCGCCTGGATGCAGGACAAACTGCGCCCCGTCTTCCTGGCCTACGGGCGGGCGGTGGCCGACGCCGCGGCGAGCGAGGCGGCGGGGGCTTCCGGCGTTCCCGCGGGAACGCAGGGCGCGCCCCAGGGGGTGGAGGGCTTCGTGGATGAGTATTTACAGACCCTGGCGGCGCGGTGGACGGGTTCCAGCGCGGGGCAGGTGAGGGCGTTGGCCAATGAGAGCGATGCGAGCGCGGCGCTGGATGCGGTGACGGCGCGGATGGAGGAATGGCGGGCGACGCGCGCCGACAAGGAGACGCGGTGGAATGCTCACCGGCTGAACAATGCGGTGGCCAAGTGGGTTTTCGCCGCGTTGGGGGTGAAGCACCTGGTATGGGTGACGTACGACAAGAGTTGCCCTTATTGCCAGCGGCTGGACGGGCAGGTGGTCGGCATCGAAGGGTGGTTCGTGGCCAAGGGCGAGGTGCTGCCAGGCGACGAGAGCAAGCCGGAGTTCGTGGTGCGGCAGTGGGTGGGGCACCCGCCGCTGCACACCGGGTGCGATTGCACGATTACGGTGGCGTCGTGAATGGCGAGTGGCGAATAGCGAATGATGAATTGCGAATGGCGAATTGCGAATGGCGAATGACGAATTGCGGAGGAAGGAACGATGGGAGCAATCAAGGTGCATCATACGGAGACGGTAGACAAGCCCTGGGACGGGCCGGAGATGGTGGCGCGGCTGAAGAGCGATGGCGATGGAGCCTATTACCAGCGGATGTATGCGTGGGTCGATCCGGAGGGCGACCCAACGGCGAAGAGCGCGTATAAGTTGCCGCATCACATGGTGGACGCGGAGGGGAACGTCGGCGCGGCCAACGTGCGGGCGTGCGTTGCGGGGATTGCGGCGCTAAACGGGGCACGCGGCGGGGTGCAGATTCCAGACGACGACCGTGAAGGCGTATGGCGGCACCTGGCCGCGCACTTGAAGGATGCAGGCGTCACGCCGCCGGATTTGCGTGCTTTGGCGATGGTGGGGGCGCCGGTGGAACGGCGGGCGTTTACGGCAGAGATGCGGGCGGAGGCGAGCGCGGATGGCCGCCCGCGGTTGGTGGGTTATGCAGCGGTGTTCAACCAGCGGGCGCTGATTTGGGACTTCTACGAAGAGGTTGCGCCGGGGGCGTTCCGACGGGCGTTAGCCGAGGGGCAGGACGTGGTGGCGCTGTGGAACCACGACACGAACTTCGTGCTGGGGCGCGCCCGCGCGGGAACGCTGCACCTGGAAGAGGACGAGCGGGGGCTGCGGGTGGAGATTTTGCCGCCGGAGACCCAGTGGGCGCGGGATTTGATGGAGAGCATACGGCGCGGGGATGTGACGCAGATGTCGTTTTCGTTCCGGGTGCCGGAGGGGGGCGACGAGTGGCGCACGGCGGAAGATGGGAAGTTGGTGCGGCGGCTGCTGGATGTGGATTTGTTCGATGTGTCGCCGGTGACTTTCCCAGCGTACCCGCAGACGGAAATCGGCGTGCGGGCGTTGGAAGCATGGTTGGCGGATTTACGCCGCAAGGCGGCGTTACCGGCCCAGGCCGGCGCGGAGGGCCGCGCGGGCGAGGGCGAGGCAGGCAACGGCCAGGCGCGGCAGGGGCGGCGCTGGCGTGTGTTGCGCGCCAAAGTTGAGATCGCGAAAAGGCTTTAGTTCGAGGAGGAAATCTCATGGGTACCAAAGTGGACGAATTGCGCCAGAAGCGGGCGCAGAAGTTGGAAGAGGCGCAGGCGCTGGTGGAGGCCGCCGAGGCCGAAGACCGGGACCTGACTGCCGAAGAGCAGGAAAAGTTCGACGGCTTGATGGCCGAGGCCGACGCGTTGGAAGCGCGCGCCGCGCGGCTGGAAAAGGTGAGCATCGAAGTACGCGAGTTGCGCGAGCCGCAGCGCGGCGCGGTGAAGCCGGAGCCGCAGGGGCGCATCGGCATGGAAGGGCGCGACCTGGAGCAGTACAGCCTGCTGCGGGCGATCCGGGCGGCAGAGAAAAACGACTGGCGCGAAGCGCCGTTGGAGCGCGAGGCGAGCGAGGAAGTGGCCAAGCGCCTGGGCCGGGAGCCGCGGGGTTTCTTCGTGCCTTTCGACGTGCTGGAAGCGCCATTGCCCGGTGAGCGGCGCGGCATCGTGACCGGAACCGACGCCCAGGGCGGGTACCTGGTGGGGCAGGAGCCGATCACCTTCATCGAGATGCTGTATGCGCGGCTGGTGCTGAAGCGGGCAGGCGCGCGCACGCTGGCCGGGTTGGTGGGCAACTTGCCGCTTTCGCGGATGACCGGCGGGGCAACGGCGGCCTGGGTGGCCGAGAACGGCGAGGCAAGCGAGAGCAATTACACCTTCGATCAGGTGGTGCTGAAGCCGAAATCCATCTCGGCGACTACGGCCATCAGCCGCAAGGCGCTGTTGCAGAGCAGCGAGGACGTGGAGCGCCTGACCCGTGAGGACATTGCGCAGGCGATTGCCTTAGGCATCGACCGCGCGGGGTTGCACGGCAGCGGCACCGACCCCGAACCGCTGGGCGTGGCGAACAACGCCGAGGTGAGCGTGGTGGCCATCGGCGACAATGGCGGCGCGCCGGAGTGGCGCCACATCGTGGCGCTGGAGACGGCGATTGCCGCGGCCAATGCAGACGTGCAACGGATGGCGTACCTCACCAACCCGAAGGTGCGCGGCTACCTGAAGACCGCGCCGAAGGTGAGCGGGTACCCCAGTTTCATCTGGGAGGACGGCCCGAATCCGTTGAACGGCTATGGCGCGTTGGTGACGACCCAGGTGCGCAGCGACCTGACCAAGGGGAGCGGCACGGGGTTGAGTGCGATTTTCTTCGGGAACTGGCAGGATCTGGTCATCGGCATCTGGGGCAATGGGTTGGACATCCTGGTTGACCCGTATACCCAGGGCCGGAAAGGCCAGTTGCTGGTGACCGGGTTCATGGATGTGGACATTGCGCTGCGGCATCCGGAGAGTTTTGCGGTGATTCTGGACGCGGCGGTGTGAGGACGTCGTTAGGACGTTAGGGCGTTAGGGGCGGGCGCGAGGGGGGCGCGCCGGCCCTGGAACGGCGAATGATGAATTGCGAATGAAGAATTGCGAATTGCGGAGGTGCATCGTGAAGGTCAAGATTTTGGTGCCGTGTACGATACAGGGCGTGGTGCGGAAGCCCGGTGAGGTGGTGGAATTGCCCGACGGGCTGGCGAAGAGCGTGATTCGCGCCGGGCGCGGTGTGGCCGTGAAGGTGAAGGCCAAGCGCGAGAAGGCCGCGAAGGAGCCGCCGGAGAAGGCGGTGAAGGAATAGCGTGGCGAATAGCGAATGGCGAATGAAGCATTGCGAATTGCGAATTGCGAGTTGCGGAGGGTAGGGCAATGGGTCTGGTTGTGGTGACGCCGCCGGTGAGGGAGCCGGTGAGCGTGGAGGAGGTGAAGGCGCAGTTGCGCGTGGACTATGCCGACGAAGACGGCCTGATTGCGGCCTATATCGGCGCGGCGCGAGAGACGTTGGAGCGGCTGCTGTGGCGGGCGTTCATCACCCAGACCCTGGCCCTGACCTTAGACGCCTGGCCGGAGGGGAACGCGATTCGCCTGCCGCGCCCGCCGCTGCAGGTGGTGAGCGCGGTGACGTGGACGGATGCGGTAGGCGCGGTGCATGTGCTGGATGCAGGCACGTATGCGGTAGATACGACCTCGGAGCCGGGGCGGGTGGTGCTGCGCGCGGGGCAGGCATGGCCAGGCTCGGCGCTGGCCCCGGCTGCGGGGGTGCGGGTGACCTACACCGCGGGGTACGGCGACGAGGCCGACACCGTGCCGGAGGCGATACGGCAGGCCATCCGGTTGCTGGCGGCGCACTGGTTCGAGCATCGCGAGGCAGTGAGCGAAGCCAAGGCGCTGGAAGAGGTGCCGATGGGCGTGTGGTGGCTGGTGGAGCCGCTGCGGGCGGTGAGGTTTGAGTAATTGCGAATGAAGAATTGCGAATAGCGAATTGCGAGCGGCGAATTACGAATGAAGAACGGCGAATGAGGAAGCGGCGATGGAGAGCGGTCGGTTGAGGCACAGGGTGACGTTGCAGGCGCGAACGGGCGCGGTGGACGATTTTGGGCAGCCCGTGGATGCCTGGGAGGATGTGCTGACAACGTGGGCGACGGTGCAGCCGGTGAGCGGGCGCGAGTTCCAGGAGGGCGCGCAGGTGGAAGCCGAGGTGACGCACAAGGTGTGGCTGCGCTGGCGCGCGGGCGCGACGCCAAGGCCCACGATGCGGCTGCTTTTCGCCGGGCGCGTGTTCGAGATTACGAGCGTGGTGAACGTGAACGAAGGCAAACGGATGTGGTTGCTGCTGTGCAAGGAGCAGGTAGATGAGTAGAAAGAGCAGCGGGCGGAAGGCGAAAATCGACTGGCAGGTGACCGGTTTGAGCGAGTTGACCGATGCGCTGCGAAAGTTGGGCGTCGATTTACGGAAGGTGCTGCCGGATGCGGTGTTCGAGGGCGCGCTGGTCATCGAGCGGATTGCGCGGCGGAATGCGCCGGGGCCGCATGTGTATGCGGTTTCGGAGAAGCGGAAGGGCGACCGGGTGGCCGCGGCGGTGGGGCCTGACCGCAAGCACTGGGATTATGCGTTCGCGGAGTTTGGGGCGCGGCCGCATGTGATTCGCCCGAAGCGGAAGTCGGGGAAGCGGGCGGTGGCGTTTGGCGCAGGCGACAGCCAGGTGGTGCGCGGCGAGGTGCATCACCCCGGCGTGCCGGAGAGGCCGTTTTTGCGCCCGGCCATCGACGAGCACAGTGACGAGGCCGTGCAGGCGATGGGCAAGGTGCTGCTCAGGGCGATTGCGAAGGCGACGCGATGATGGACGTGGTGGAGGCGCTGCGGGCGTTTTTGCTGACCGATGCCGGGGTAGCGGCGTTGGTGGGCGAGCGGGTGTTCGTAACCGTTGCGCCCCAGGATGCGGCGCTGCCGTTGGTGGTGCTGCGGCGGGTGAGCACGCCGCGGGCGTATGCGCACACGGGAGCGAGCAGGCTGGCGTGGCCGCGGGTGCAGGTGACGGCGAGGGCGGCGCGGCAGGCCGAAGCGGCGGCAGTGGCGAAGGCCGTGCGGCAGGCGGTGAGCGGGTATCGCGGGACGATGGGCGATGTGCCGGTGCAGGCGGTCTTCGTGGACAACGAGAACGATGGTTTTCTGTTCGAGACGGGCAAATTCGAGCGCGTGCTGGATGTGATTCTCTGGCACGCGGAAGACTGAAACCAAGGAGAGTGAACGATGACTGAAAGCAATGCAATTTCTGCGTTTGGCACGCTGTTGCAGCGGGGTGATGGGGCAGACCCGGAGAATTTCACCCCGATTGCGGAGGTGCTGGACATCAAGCCGCCCGCGCTGAGCGCGGACACGGAGGAGGTCACCCACCAGGGAAGCCCGGATGGGTGGAAGGAGTACATCGTGACGCTGCTGGACGGCGGCGAGGTGAGTTTCGACATCAATTTCATTCCAACCGATACCACCCACAACGCCGCCGCCGGGCTGCTGGCGGACTACAGCGCGCGGACGAAGCGCAACTGGAAGGTGGTTTTCCCGGACGGGACGGCGTGGCAGTTTGCGGCTTATGTGACGGGGTTCGAGCCGGATGCGCCGGTGGGCGGCAAGCTGGCCGCGAGTGTGACGCTGAAGGTTACGGGGAAGCCGACGCTGGCGTAAAAGAAGGTTAGGGCGTTAGGAAAGTTAGGCTGGTTAGGGGCAGGCGCGAGGGGGGCGCGCCGGCCCTGGAAGTGCGAATGAAGAATTGCGAATTGCGAGTTGCGAATGATGAATTGCGAATTGCGGAGGTGCATGGATGGCCGGGAAGTTTTTGACGCGTGAGGAGATTTTGCAGGCGCAGGATTTGGGGACGGTAGAGGTGCCGGTGCCGGAGTGGGGCGGCGTGGTGCGCGTGCGCGGGTTGACCGGCGCGGAGCGCGACGCGCTGGAAGCGGAAGCGGCGGCGCTGCGGCGGCCGCTGGATAACTTCCGGGCGCGGTATCTGGCTCGGTGCATCGTGGACGAAGAAGGGAAGCGGGTGTTCAGCGATGAGGACATCGAGGCGCTGGGCAGGAAGAGCGCGGCGGCGCTGCAACGGGTGTTCGAGGCAGCGGTGCGGCTTTCGGCGCTGACGGAAGCAGACGTGGAGGCGCTGGAAAAAAACTGAGGGCGCGCCCGGAGCGCCGGGCGTGGTTTCGCTTAGCGGCGCTGCTGGGCATGAGCGTGGCGGAGGCGCAGGCCAGGGTGAGCAGCCGGGAGTTCGCGGAGTGGCAGGCTTTCCTGCGGGTGGAGCCGCAGGGAGGCGGGCGGCTGGATGTGTGGATGGCGAGCCTGATGGCGATGTTGGCCAACCTGCACCGGGACCCGAAGGCGAGGCGCAGGGCGTATCGGGTGAAGGACTTTTGGCCTGAGTGGTGGAAGCCGCGCCGGGCGCGGCGGGATTGGCGCGATTTGAAGGCGTTGGTCGAGGCGCTGAATGCGGCGTTTGGCGGCGCAGACAAGAGGAGAAAGAGAGCATGACGGTGCTGGCGCAGTTGAGGGTGTTGTTGCAGTTGGACGCCGACGAGTATGCGGCGGACATCAAGCGCGTGCAGCGCGAGACGGCGCGATGGGGGAAGAAGATGGAGCGCATGGGAAAGGCGCTGACGGTGGGCGTGACCACGCCGCTGGTGGCGATGGGCACGGTGAGCGTGAAGGCGGCCAGCGACTTGAACGAGGCGATGAACAAGGTGGAGGTGGTGTTCGGCAGCGCGGCGGGGGAGGTGGAGGATTTCGGGAAGACGGCGGCGCAGAGTGTGGGGTTGAGCCAGCGCGCGGCGCTGGAGGCTGCGGGGACGTTTGGCAACCTGTTTACGACCATCGGGATGGGAAAGAAGCCCGCGGCGGATATGTCGGTGAGTTTGGTGAAACTTGCGGCAGATCTGGCGAGTTTCAACAACCTGAACCCGGAAGACGTGCTGGAGAAGTTACGCAGCGGCCTGGTGGGGGAGGTGGAGCCGCTGCGGTCGCTGGGCATCAATTTGAATCAGGCGGCGGTGCAGGCCAAGGCGATGGAGATGGGCCTGGCGGACGCCAACGGGCAGGTGAGCCAGGCGGCGATGATTCAGGCGCGGTATGCGCTGATTTTGGAGCAGACGAAGAACGCGCAGGGGGATTTTCGGCGGACGAGCGGGGCATTGGCCAACAGCACGCGGATTTTGCGGGCGGAGTTCGAGGATGCGCGGGCGGCGTTGGGGCAAGAGTTGCTGCCGGTGGCGATCGATGCGGTGCATGTGTTCAACGACATGCTGGCGACGTTTGGCGAGATGCCGCAGGGGACGCGGAAGATGGTGGTGGGTTTCGGCGCGATGGCGGCGGCGGCAGGCCCGGCGATGATCGCTGTGGGAAAAACGGCGCAGGCGGTAAGCGAACTCTCAAAAGATATTGCAGCGGCTGGCGGGTTCAGAGCGTATATTGCGGGACTGACGTCTGTCGGTGCAAAGGCAAGCGTTACTGCTGCGGCTATCATGGCGGTGGCTGCTGCTACTTACGAGATGTATAAGTTTGGTAAGATGGTGGAAGAGGGGCTAAGTGAAGTAGGAAAGGCTTACAGTGACCATGAAATTGAGATGCGGAAAAATGCAAAAACGTATGATGAGTATGTTGACGAGATGTTGCGGGCGGCAGTCGTTGCTAAAAAGATTACGAACGCGAGCGCTGAGCATATCAGAATAGCCATTGCAGAAGGCAGAGCGTTAGATGGCACTTATAAACAGTTGGGAATTTTGACAGATGCCGAGTGGGAACAGGCACACGCGGTGGCCGTGGAGGCGGAATCGTATGATCGGGCGATGCTGGCGAGCGCGGGGTATACCAACGAAATTTATGCTGCTGCGGCGGCGCATGGGAAACTGGTGACGAGCGTGCTGGCGGGGGTGAACACGCAGGCGCAGTTCAAACAGGCAATGGATTTGCTGCAGCAGACGATTGCGGGGCCGCTGGGCAAGGCGTATGACGACTATATTCAGAAGACGGGTGAGTTGCGGAAGCGGATGGGGGAAGTGCAGCAACAGATCGAGGCGCTGGAAGGGAAGAAGTGGCTAAGCGGCGCAGACAAGCAGCGACTGGAGGATTTGAAGGCGACCTATGGCGACCTGCAGGGCGCGCTGGACAACACTACCGCGGCCTACAGGCGACAGACGGCGGAGATTACCTATAACATTGCCAGCAAGATGATCATGCAGGGGTTGGAGCAGGGGCTGATCAAGGACATGAACAACAGCGGGAGCGCGATTGACGAAGCCTACAGCGCGCTGACGAGCCTGGCGAAGGGGCTTGGGCTGGTGGATGAGAAGACGGCCAAGGCGCAGGATGCGATTGGCTATTTGACGCAGGCCTTTATGGAGGGGAAAGTGGGGCCGGAAGAGTATGCCCAGATGGTGGGGGATGTGGGGCGGCAGATCAGCGGGTTGCCGAAGAAGGTGGACATCGACATCAACATTCATACACATGGTTCGGTGCCGAAGATCGGCGGCGGCGCTGCCGGGTGGACGGCACCTATCCCGCAGGCGAAGGGCGGGGATTGGCTGGTGCGGAGGCCAACGCTGTTTCTGGCCGGTGAGGCGGGGCCTGAGCGGGCGACGTTCACGCCGCTGGGGCGGGCATCGCAACAGGTTGCGCCCGCGGCGGCGCGGGTGCAGGTCGTAGTGCCGATTACGTACGCGCCGACGGTGAGCATGGCCGATGAGGTGGAGATGGAACGGGTGTTGGGGACGTTTGTGGCCGAGAAGGTGCGCGCGGCTTTGGCGGAGGCGATGTGATGGCGCTGACGTGGCGTTTATGGGTCGACTGGGACGGCGACGGAACCTTCGAGGCAGACGAGGGGGAGAATCTGTTTGGTATGACGTTGCACCGCGGGCGAAAGAACGTCGTTCGGAGCAACGGGAAGGGGTTCGAGCCGCCGCAGGTGGGCGCGGGGACGGTGATGCTGCTGGACGAGGCGGGGCGGTATGATCCGTGGAACACCGACAGCCCCCTATACCCGAACTTCACGGCGAACAAGGCTTTCAAGATAAAGGTAAGCGATGGCGTGAGCACCTGGCCGGTGGCGTATGGGCGCATCAAGCGCATCAAGCGGGAGGCAAAGGGCGGGTACCCGCAGGTGCGGATGGATGTCGAGGATGGCTGGGGAATGCTGCGCGCGGCGGTGTGGAAAGCGATGCAGCGCGGCATTTACGCGGGCGAGGCAATGGGGCTGGTGCTGGACGAGGCCGGATGGCCTGCGGGGTTGCGTGACCTTTCGGATGGGGTGGACGAAAAGGCGGTGTGGTGGGCTTCTGGTGAAACGGCCT